TGAAATTGCCATTGTTCAGTCTCCTTAGACGCCAGTCGGGTTGAGGTACTGGTGCATACCCTGATTCCACTTGACGATAACTTCGGTGTAAGAACCGGGGTTACCAGCCGTAGCGGTTTCAGGAACGGTGTCGATGATGCGCACCGGCCACGTCGAAGTGGTGTTGGTGGTGGCGCTGATCGCAACCTGCGAGTTACCAGTGATGGTCGAACCCGAGTTCTGCACCAGAACAGCATTGTTGCCGACCGCAGTGCGGTTGACGTAGCTGATGGTGGTGCCGCTCGAAACGACAGCTACCTTGTACAGAGCGTCCGGGTCGTCCTGCACGTAGGCCATGACGTCCGAGATGTTCGTGGTACCGGGGTAGTACTGACGGAAGGTCTTACCAAACACCGGATCGGTGTAGGTGCAACCGAGGAAAACGCCAACCGGAGTAGCAGCGTTGGTGCCGGTGTCCTTGTCCAGAGTACCACCGCTATTCAGCTTCACGACGTCACCGTAGTAGATGGCCGTCGAGGAGTTGGTAGCAATCGGAATCTGGCGAGTAGCACCAGCAAACACCTGCCCGCCGATCAGGTTGATCGGGATCAGCCCATACGGGGCTGAAACACTGGGGTATGCCATAGTTTAGCTCCTAGCTATTTGCCTTTGCCAAACGACGTCGAAGACTTCTTCTCGCGGAAGAGAGGCATGCGAGCGTCGTTCTCTCTCATGAAGTTGTTGTCCACACTCTCGATCTGTGCACGGTTCTTGTTCGCAAAATATTGCTTACGCTGATCCATGAAGTCAGTCGGGATTTTGCAGAGCAGCAACCCACCGATTTCAATGTTGTCCTTAAAGCGGCTGTTAGAGTCAGCGAGGAAGCGGAGCTTCGGCTGCTCCTCTACCCGAACTGGCTCCCATCCCTCGCGGAACTTGGCCGAGACGTTCTTGCCGTCTTGCTGCTCGACCATAGAGGTACGAATCCAGCGGTACGAGTACCCGGGCTGACGATCAGGCTCAGGAAGCCCTCCTGCCGGTGCCCACGACTCGGGACGCTGAAAGCTTGCCCGGTCTTCATGCTCACGTGCGATACGATTTTCTGCCATGATTAACGCTCCATCTTCATCAGTTCCCGGGCATATTGCTCGGGGGTTAGACCCAACCGCTTAGCGATTGTGATCTGGGACTGTTTCAGCACAATCTTTTTGGGGGACGTGCTACGCGAAGCTGGTGCGACTACATTGGCAGGCTTCGAGGCGCGTTGAGCCTTAGCAGTGCCTTCGGTCGCTTTGGACTCCTCCCCGAAATATTCAGGGAAGCGACGGCGCATCGTTGTGTCGATAGCGCTCCAGTATTCGTCGGAACCCACAAACTGCGGGCCACGTTCTCTCTCAAGCTTCTGGTGAAGCCCAAGAGCAGAGGCCGTCATCTCAGGATCAGTACCCCACCACGTATTGCGCTCTTGCCACGCCATAGTCTTGGGGTCCGGCTGAGGAATCTGGACCTGCTGTTGGGGAAGTTGTACCTCTTCTTCTACACCTTGTAAAGTAGGTGTAGCAGGACGGTACGACGCAAGCTGCTGGAGCCGGTATTGAGCCGCTGTGAGCTTCTCCTGTGCGTCCAGAACGCGGTCGGTATCACCCGCTTCATAGGCGTCCTTATACTCGCGCTTGGCCTTCTCCAGTTCGTACTCAGCGGTCTGCTTGAAGCTACCAACTAGCGTCTGCTCACCCTCAGACAGGGTGGACTTAAGCTGGCGGTTTTCTTCGAGGAGGCGCTTGGCAGTTGCCAGAGCCTCGTTCTGTTCACGCATCAACCGCTCTTTCTCGCGGCGTTCGTCGTGCCAGACCTTCTTCATCTGCTTGAGGCGCAGCTTGACCTTTTCCGAGTACTCTTCGAGTTCATCGGCTTCGAGTTCAGCGACGATCTCCGCAGGCATAGGCTCGCGCCCACGGTCCTCAGGAGGGGTATCGTCCTCAACATCAATCTCAGGTGTGTTGGAAACAGGGGTGGTCTCGTCCTCAATCTCGAACGAGAAGTCGTCATCATCGGGCTTGGTAGCCATGGTCTTCTCCTTTTGTACGGGTTACGCCCGTTAAGCGCGGGAAATGCCCCGGGGGTCTTCCACGACTGCTTCGACCGCGTCATCGTTGATGATGCGGAACTCACGGCCATGAATCTTGAGCCTCGAACCGGCATGCGGGCGGACGAGGATGAAGTCCCCTTCCTTGCACCACGGACCAGTCGGGAACCGCTTTTCGTCAGCGTAGGCGTCTGGGCCTACCTTGAGGACGAACAGCACCGTAGCGAGAAGTTCCTCGTGTCGGATCGTCTCGTCGGCTTTGATAATACCACCAGCGGTGGTCTTTTCGATCTCCGGGATACCGCACAGGAGGCGATAGCCCGAGGGTTCCGGAAGCTGCCTTGCGCGCTCTTCGAGCGGCAGTTCAGGGGCTGCGCCGACCTTGGGGATCGGACGCCCGCCGAGGTCTACGAGACCCGGCTTTTCTGCGCCAATGATGTCAGTCATCGTCGTTTTCCATGCGTTGAGCAGTATCTGCGAAGATACCGTTTGCGATCATAAGCCCACGGATAATTCCGCAGGCATACTTGTACTCTCCGTGGTCCTTGGCTGCGCCACGAGAGAGATCATCCATAATCGGCGTGATCTCCTCTTGGACCTTGTCGGCTAGATACTTCAGTAGGTCGCTACTCATTCAGTCTCCTTTGGCTGCTGGGTTTCGGGAACAGGGGGTTCTTGTGCAGCCGTGGCTTCGCGGGCGATCTCAACCCCCACGCGAAGCCCCTCAAGCTGCTGCTTGGCGGACAGGTTTGCCCTGTCCGTTGCAACCTTGGCCCCAACTTGGAGGCCAGCGATTTCCTTCTGAGCGGCGATGCGCTTCTCTTCGATCTCGATGCGGTCGTTCTTGTCCGCCGCCTCGATCATGAGCTTCTTCTCCTTAAGCTCGACTTCCTTCTTCTTGATCTCGATCTCAGCCATCTGCATCTGGACGATGGGGTCCTGAGCCATCTGCTGGTTCTGCTGCTGCTGAGCCTCCGCTTGGTTCTTCTGGAGAAGCTGCTGACCTGCGGCTGCGGCCAGACGCGAGATCGCCAGTTCGGTGTCCTCGTCCATATCCACGTTCGGCGGGGGCAGCGGCACACCAGCCTGCTCTTCGATCTGCTTGCGATACTCGAACGCCAAGTGCTCAGCGATGTGGGCGTTCATAGCCGCCATCATGGCCTGTGCGTTGGGGTTCTGACCCATAAGTGCTGCGACCTTGGGGTCCTGCATAGCAGCCATATGGACTGTGATATGCGCTTCGTGGTCCTGATACAGGAACGCCTTGACCGGCTTGCCGTTGATGACGTCCATGTTCTCCGACACGGGATCACGCGGCTTCATGCTGTCGTCGTCCTTCAGCGGGACGAGCTTCTCGGCATTCTGGATACCCAGCACGTCGAGCATCTGACGGTGCAGGTAGGGCAGGTCGTAAAGCTGAGGCGCACCCTGCGCCAACTGGAGGACCGCCTGATACTGGACGATCTTCTGGGCCATAGTGGCGGCGTTGGGGTCCGAGACGGGGACGACGTTGACCCGGTCGTAGTCGCTCTTCTTGGCCTTGCGGTCGCCGTCTTCCGGGTCGTAGGAGTAGGACTCCGGGGTGTAGTCAGCGATGATGGTCTTGAGGAGCTTGAACTCCTGCTTCATCGAGTAGTGGATGCGAGCCTGCACCGCCGACATGGTCTTGAGCGTGCGCTCAAGGATCGCCAGCGTGGTCCCGACAGGGGCCTGACCCGACATATCACTGACCTGAAGATCAGCAGCGGAGGCGAAGCGACGGCCTTCCTCAACGATGGTGCCGAGGAGGCTGTAGAGTACCTGTGACGGCTCCTTATAGGGGAGCGGCATGATGTTATCACGCATCGTGCCCGACGCCACATCGACGTCACGCCACTCGGCGGGCGCAATGGGGGTATCATCGCCCTTTACGCGGAGGCCCTTGGTCTTGAAGCCGCCCGGCAGATTACTGAGAGTGCCAGCATCGACAAGCTGGCGAATAAGGCTGGTGCCAGACTTAGCAAAAGCACCGACCAGATGGATAAGACCAAAAGCGTAGAAGCCAAAGCCCGGGACGTAGCCGTAATGTACGAAGTGATTGCGCTTGCGCTTGAGCTTGTCATCGGGGTTCCAGTTGCGCCGGATCGACAGCACGGTCTGCGTGGCCTTGTCGATGGTCACCACATAGGGGACAGCAATCTCGGCTTCGGCTTCGTCAGCGGCCAGCTTGTCGTCAGGGAGCACGAGGTCAACGTGCATCTCCAGCAGCTTGTACCGGTCGTCAGCAGTCGCCCTGAAGCCCATCTTTTCAGCGATGGCCTTCTCGATCTCGTCGAGCGTATCAGTCGGCTCAGGGAGATCGACGTCACGGTAGAACCCCGAGGCTTGCAGCTTGTGAAGCTCGTTCGGCGTCTTCCGCATCACATGAGTGACGCGCCCAGCGACTTCCAAACTGGACGCGCCATAGGGGACGACGACATCCTCAGCCGGGATGTACATCGAAGCCTGACGACCGAGTGACGGATCGTAGTACACCTTCTTGAACGCATTACCTGCGAGGCCCAACCCCCACAGCATGCGCTCATGTTCCGGACGATACTCGACCATCACGTCGGTCAACTGGTAGTTCATGTCCGCTTGGACACGTGCCGCTGCATCGCGGGTCTCAGGGGTTTCCTTGCCGATGATCTCGGTCCGCACCGGGCCTTGGGCCGGGAACGTCTCCATCATGGTCTCAGCTTGGAACTTGACGAGAGCTTCGGAGAGGAGCGGGTGGTACACGCCACATGCACCCGGCCACGGCTCGGTCCGGTCTTCGACCTTCATGCCGAGCAGTTCCAACCCGTCTACGTAGGTCTGAATCCAGTCCTTGCGGCTCGACAGGTCTTCCTCAAACTCACCGAGAAGGTCGCCAGCAAGCTGGAGAAGCTGCCCCTCGTCAATAATTTCAGCGAGGTTCTCGTTGAACTCGTCTTCATCGACGGCATCCGGGTCGATCTCGATCTCCATATCACCCATGCCGATGGTGACGGACTCCGGGTCCTCGATCTCAATCTCAAGGGCAGGCTCTTCGCCCATCATGTCTTCTGGCGAGAGACCAAGTGGCGCTTGGTTGAGAGCCTTGTCGATGTCCATTAATAATACCCCTGATGCCTGCGCGACTTGAAATACTGGATTTCGTCCTCTGCGTCTAGTTCAGTAGTCACATAGCCCCCTCGGCGGAAGCGGTGCATCGCCATGGACACGCTATCGACGTAGTCGTCGTGCTCTGAACCGGGGAATGAGGCCACTTCGTCGATGACTTCCTCGGCCCAGTGAGTGCCCGGTGCCCACACTCTGCCGCTTGCGAACAGGTCAGACACGGCGTTCAGACGGCTGATCTTGTCGTTACCGCGCGTCGGGGTGAACTCCTGCACCGGGATGCCCATCGCTCTCATCTCGTAGATGAGCGGCGCACCCGATGCCTTCTTTTCGATGATGACGCTGTCTGGGTCCCACTCACGGTACTCCTCGACTGCGGTCCGTTTGAGCGTCGGGAACTCCATGCGGTCTCGGAACGCATTCAGGAGGATGATGTTGGCTTGGTCGATGCCGTTGTCGTCAGGCTGGTAGAACACACCCCACGTCGTGCATGCACTATAGTCAGCGCGCTGGGTCTTCTCGAACGCCGTATCCCACGACTGGAGGATGAAATCGCACGCAGGCGGGCTGTCGTGCTCCCAAATACGCCACCACTCGCGCTTGACGATGGCGCTTTGGTCCCCGGTCGGGTTCTGCTGGTACTGCGCCATCCACTTGGAGTTGGGCAGTTCCTCCTTCAGCGCGGCAAGCTCCTTGAGAGACCAAAACTCAGGCCACAGCGGGTTACCGCTGGGGAGGAGAGCCGGAAACTCGATGACTTCCCACTCGTCACCACCCCTCTGGGCTGCGCTTTTCAGCACTTGGGCGGTCAAATCACGCTTCGACCAGCGCGTCATGACGATGACGATGGCACCACCCGGCTGGAGACGCTGACGAGGCCCTGAGGTGTACCACTCGTAGGTCTTATCGTAGATGTCGGGGTTAATTTCCGCCAACGCCGCTTCCTGTTCGGAGTGCGGGTCGTCGATGATGAGCAGGTCGGCACCCTTACCGGTCACCGCACCGCCCACACCGATAGCGAAATAGTCGCCACCCTTGGAGGTGTTCCAGCGTCCTGCGGCTTTCGAGTCGCTCGAAAGGGACAAATCAGGGAAAATCTGGTGGTATGTGTCGGTATCTACGAGGTTTCTCACCTTACGACCGAAGCCTACGGCAAGTTCCGCAGTGTGCGAGGTCTGGATGACCTTCTTTTGGGGAAACTTGCCTAGGAACCAAGCAGGAAGAAGATAACTGGCAAACTCAGATTTAGTATGACGAGGAGGCATGTTAATAATGAGGCGCTTAAGCTCCCCCCGTGCCACTCTCTCAAACGCCTCAGCCATTTTAGCATGGTGGCGTCCTCCGATAAATGTCGGCCAGACTTCGCCTACGAAGGCCATGAACTTGTCCCGGCACTGCTGCTGGCTCTTGAGCCGCTCAAGCTTCTCTAGCTCGGCAAGCAACTGCTCCTGCTCTGGTAGGGATAGCAGAGGCAGAATCTTTGGGATGTCATCGAGGTCGATCTGGTTGATGACCTGCATGTTGGGACGCCCGACCTTGGCCATTAGTCGTCGCTCTCGCTCTCCACGATGGCATCGACGTCCACACCGCCCTCGTCTTCCTCCTCGTCGGCATCCGGCTCCCGGGTGTAAACCCCCAACTCCTCATCGAGGTCCATGCCCGGTGGGGTCATGTCGATGATCTGGGCGTTCAGTAGCCGTTTGACGCGCTCCTTGATGGCCGCTTCGAGTGCGTCGGGGCTGTTATAATTGACGGTGATCTCGCTGCGCTCGTTGAACAGGGCGATGTCGGAGTGCTTGCCCAGCAGTTCGAGAGCCTTCAACTCGTACTTAATCTCGCCGCAGTTGGCGATCTCCAGCAGCTTGTTGGTCAGCGCGGCCCGCACCTGCCCCACGTCGAACGCCAAGTTCTGCCCGTAGGTCTTGAGGAACCCAGTGGCAGCCAGTGCGGTTGAGTAGTTTTTAAGGGGTTCGGTCGCCTTCTTGCGCGCCACGGCCTCGATCAGGGCCTTTTCCCGGTCCAGTGTGACGGGGTCGATCTCCAGCGGTGCACCAAGCTCTTCCAGAAGCTCTGCCGTGTTTGCCGCTACCGCCACTTCCTCCATGAAGTTAGCGGTTTCGTCAGGTTCCATATCAAATGGAACAGAGTGGTCCTCCGAAGGAGTGACTTTGACAACAGGCATAGGTGCAGCGTCCGGTTTGAGGGAGCAGACCTGCCTTATAACTGCGCCAGCAGGAGGAAGTAAAGGGGCACCGAGGGGTATAACCGTTCGCTCAGTTAAAGGGAACTCGGTGCCCCGGCTTCGCGACGAAACGAAAGCCAGAAATATATACCCCCATAGTGCATGGGACCCAAGCAAAAAGTGACGGGGGGTCTTCGCAGACGAGGAGCGGGCTTGACTGTGTATAGAAAAATGAGGGGGTACCCCCCACCAAACTTAATTTGTCTCATAAAACGAGCAAATTAATATGTATAGAAGAGCGTACGCTCTTCTATACTATCATGGGGTCGGGGTCCAGTGGGGTCACGCGAATAGCGGTTGTCAACCCCTACCCCCCTCGCGGTTGAACTTATCCACAGTCCCGGCGTTGCTTACACGTGTAAGGAAGCACTGCCCTTCTGGATTTGACATTGTATGCTTACGCGCCTAGAACGAAGGGGCGGCGGGGATTGTCCCGCGCGCCCAAAAGAAAGCTACACACCACCATGCAAAAGATCACCGCAAACAACATCGCCCGCGCCTCGCTCTCTGCCGACGAAGCTGCATCGCTCCTCCACCTCGCGGCCAACGCCACCATTAACGGCAAGGAAGCTATCGCCACCGCCAAGGGCAAGCAGGCTTCCGCCCTTGCTGTTGCCACCGCCGCCTTTACCACCGATGAAGTCCACGACAAAACTTGGAGCTTCGACATTAACGGCAAGGCTGACGAAGTGCACACGCACGTTGACTGTATCGGTTACGATGAGTTCGGCAACACGGACCTGCCGTGGATACGCAACGGCCAAGGTGCTGTTAGCAAGGTGGCACAGTCCGCCTATAAGGCAGGGTTCCAGTCCACGTTCTTCGGGTTGGACAAACCAAACCCTGCCGTTTGGATGATGGCAAGCCGCGCTGTTGTCATGGCCAACGCTATCCGCGCCGAAGGGATGACGGCGAAGATTGTGGACGGCGCGCTGGTGCTGGAAGGTGGCACGGGTGAACGCGCCGAAGCTATGCGCGAGGCCAAGTCCATCGCGGCCCTGACCAAGCTGGCCAAGGGTGAAACCGGGTCGAACCGTGACGGGGGCCACGGCGCTGGCAAGTCCGAAGCAGGGGAAGCGAAGGTCGCCACCCCCGCCGAAGTGCTGGCCCTCGCAACCCGGCTGGTCGAAGGTGTCGCCAAGGGTGAAGAGGCATTGTCGCCCGCCGCCCTGTCCTTCGCCCGCCGCATCGCCGCGCTGGTTGCATCGAACCCTGACGCCTTTGCCGAGGACTGAGACCATGACACAAATATTCCTGGCCCTCGCCTATTCCGCCCTGTGCTTTGCACCCCTCGCCCTTCCCGCCCTCGTGTTGCACGGGGCGGGGTTGCGCCTCGACCGGCGCGCCTAGCCTGACCTGTCCCCGCCCTGCCCCGCTTGGCCCCGCGCCAAGCGGGGTTTTTTCGTGCCCGCCTCCGGCGGGATCACGGGTGCCCCGTGATAGAAGGTCGGGCCGTTGGCCTTAGCTGCGTAGTGGCAGCGAAAGCGTGGCGGTTCGTGATAGAAGGGCTGGGCGGTTGGCCTATGCCAGTCTGGGCTGCACCTTGTTGCACCCCATCGGTTGCTTACACGTGTAAGGAAGCAGCGAGAACCGCTATGCACGGAGTGCATAGCGTCCAGATTAGCGGTCCGTCAAGCGACTTTTTTGCGTTCGTTCATAAAAGGTATACTCCATCATGAACGGCTATGAGTTTGCCGAAGGTGCTTTGTAATAAAATTGGGTTTTGTAAGATTCTTTTGTAAGGTTTTTTTTTTATAGCAATGCGGGCTTTTCAACCACTTAACCCCTATTGTAATAATGTAAGGTTTTTTTTCAGGTCATATTCGATTTCCGGGATCGGGCGAGCCGCCTCGCAGATTCCTACAACCGCTGTAACCAAATCTGGGGGTTCTAGTAGTAGTAGTATATTTTTATTACATTATTACATTACCCCATTTTTCCTACGCAACCCCCCGGATTTGCTCGACTTCTTTTGTAATAAAATAATGTAAGGTTTTGGTTTTGGGTTTCCTACATTATTACAAAAGACAGTGTATGGTTCAGAGGCCCTGCGAGGGGCCTAACTTGACATTGTATGCCTACTCTGCTAGACAATAAGGGCAGGGCGAAAACCGCCCCGCGCACAACCGGCTGTTCCTTACACGTGTAAGGAAGCCCCAAAAGAAAGACAGAGACGATGCACCATTATCCGACCAAGCCCATCCGCACGACCAATCGTGGCGCTGGCGACTACGTTCGCAACGGCGTCCCCTTCAAGAACAGCAACGGCCAACTGTTCGGGCGCTGGGAGACCCCGCTCCTCTACGTGGTCTACTCCTATGGGGACCACTGGCCGCTGTTCGCATGGGATGGTTTCGAGTGGTATGAAAACGAGGATAAGTGCAGCCCGACCACCTCGCACCATCACAGCTACGCCCACCCGCACACCCCGACAACTAAAGTCAGCACCCAATGGCTGCGCGCCCGCATCGCTATGATCCGCGAGGGCTACCGCCAGATGAACCGCTTTCAGCAGGACATGGGGCTGGCCGCTTAAGCGCGGCCCAGCGGGAACCACCCGCTTCCTTACACGTGTAAGCAAGCAGACGAGGAGCAAATCAGATGGCTACTAAAACGATCTTCGAGGTCTACACCTACTTCGGGCGCGTGGTGTCCCGCCACGTGTGCGATCACACCAAAGAGCTTCACCACCGAGCATCTGAGGAAGCGCGCCTAGCCTGCGCCCGGTATCCGGGCGAGGCGTGGGTGCGGATGGTATCAAGATAAGGAGCAAACCAATGGCTAACTGCATATCATGCGGCGACACATTCCCGCCCAAGCGCCAAGCACTGGGTTACAACACTTGCCTGTCGTGCGGCGACTTCGCTGCGCGGGAGGTGCGCTGGACCAGCGTGCCCATGAACAAAAGCAACTACGTCCTGATAACCAACCGGGAAGAACTGAAACAGCTTAACCCTAAGCGGATAGGAGAGTGACATGGGCTACCGATCAGAGGTGACCTTCGTGTTCTACACCCGTCATCAGGACCAAGTGCCGTTCGCTGCGCTCAAGCTGTGGTTCGACGAGAACTACCCGCACAAGGAAGCCACCACCGAGTGGGAGGCCAAGATCGAGACGGGTGGCTACAACGATGAGCCAGAGGACTGGATCATGGTGACCTACCAAGAGGTCAAATGGTATCAAGGGTATAGCCACGTAGATGCAGTGGACCGCGCCATGCAGAACTTCATCGACACCTTCGAGGCCGACGACAAGGACAACGTGGCCTACGAGTCTATCCGTCTAGGCGAGGAGACCGAGGACATTGAGGAGCGCCGCAGCGGATACTCCGACTACCGGCTGGGCGTGAGACGGGAGATTTGCTTTGACTGAGGCACGCGTAATCCGGGTGGGCATTGCCCCGCTGTTCCTGCTGACGCTGAGCCTGTCTCGCTCCGAGGTGGGCGTCCATGCTGGCTTCGCCATCCACATCTACAAGTTTGGCCTCCACGTGGGGCTGAGTGCAATCGACTGAACCAAACCTACCTTACACGTGTAAGCAAAAAGAGGAGATACCAATGCAGAACATGACCACCAAGCAGCGTGCAACCCTGCTGCTACGCAAGTATGACCATCTGCGTAAGGAGCTGCGCGAGACCGAGCGGGAGCTTGCCAAGGCCGTCACCGCCTACGGCAAAGAGACCGGCTACTGGGGCCTGAACAAGGACCACTTCCGCATCCAGTTGGATAACGAGGAGCGTGCCCGCATCGAGGCACAGGCCGAGCAGTCCATGTGGGAGCGGTCCAATGCGTGAGGCACTGCACGTAGCAATCGAGATTTTCTTCATCAGCGCGGGGGCGTTCGCCATCTGGGCCATCGTCCACACACTGCGCGAAACCTTCGGAGGGAAGTAACATGAGCATCATCATTGGCGGCAAGGACCGCGATTATTACCGGGGCATGAGCACCAAGGAGCTACGCGAAGAGGTGCATTACGGCATCAACGTAGACTGGAAGGAACTGGCTATCGCCCTGTCCGAGCGACTCATGGCTATCCGCGATGAGGTCTATGACGAGATTGACATGTAGCGTATACTGTGCTACACAATAAGGGACGGGGCAGGGTAGGGTGTCCGCCACCTGCTTAAACAAGAGGGAGTCCAATTCGGCCCGTCACCTTCCTTACACGTGTAAGCAAATCTTACAGGCGCGAAGCGCCATCATCGGGAGCAAAACGATGAGCATCACCACTGAGCGCAAGCTCAAGAAAGCCAAGATCGACGTTATGCGTTCGACCCTACCGGGCCTCCGGCTCTGGTCTGGTGTCATGGCAATCGGCAAGACCAGCATCTGCGACAAGACCCCGACCGCCTACACCAATGGGCGCGATGAGGTTTACGGGCGGGCGTTCGCGGAGCTACTGCCGACCCCGCAGTTGTCCTTCGTCTGTCTGCATGAGGCGATCCACAAGGGGCTGCGCCACCTCAAGACATGGCGCAAGCTGTTCGAGGAAGACCCCGAGCTAGCGAATCGCGCTTGCGACTACGTGGTTAACCGCATCATCGTTGAGGCCGACCCCGACGAAACAGTCGTGCAGTTCCCGCGCAAACCAGACGGGACCAAGCTGGGCCTGTTCGACCCTAAATACGACAGCACGTGGTCTGCCCGCATGGTCTTCGAGGACTTGAAGCAGCAGCGTGACAGCGGTGGCGGGGGCCAAGGCCAGCCACAACCCGGCGAGGGCGGTGGCTCCGGCTCCGGCGATAGCTTCGACGAGCATGGCTGGGATGACGCGCAGTCCCTGCCCGACGAGGAGCGTGACGCGCTTGAGAAGGAGATCGACCACGCGCTGCGCCGAGGTGAGGCCGAGGCCAAGAAGTGTGGGCTGGGCAAGGGCAACACCCCTGCCGAGATCGGCCAGCTACTGCGCCCGCAGATCGACTGGAAGCACGCCCTGCGTGAGTTCATCACACAGCACTGCGCTCGCAAGGACGACACTACCTACCGGCGTATCAACAGGCGGTTCCACGGGCTAGACCTGATCCTGCCTACCACCTATGGCGAGAACCTTGGGCATATCGTGGTAGGCGCTGACCTGTCCGGCTCCATGTGGTCGGGTGACCCGTCCAACATGAAGAAGATTTTGTCCGAGTTCGTGGGCATCACGCGCATGGTCAACCCGGAACACGTCGATCTTCTCTACTGGGACGGCGAGGTGACGGGCCATGAGGAGTATCGCCAAGGCGACTACGAGGCCATCGAAGGTGCAATGCGCCCGGTGGGTGGTGGGGGCACCGACCCCCGCTGCGTCGAGCGGTATCTCAGGGACAACAACATCAAGCCGGACTGCATCGTCATGCTGACGGACGGCGAGGTGTTCAACCAATGGGGTAGCAACTGGCCCGCGCCCATCCTCTGGGTGATCGCTGGCAACCCCCGCATCGTGGCTGGCACGGGCAAGACTGTCCACGTCGATTGACATCGAGACTATTCTGTTACACACAATAACCCGTTCCTTACACGTGTAAGGAACCATGAGGAGCAAACATCATGAGCATCATCAACTTTGGATCGCGTGTCTCTCTGCGCGAAGCTGCCGAGCTTATCGCTGCCGTTGGCGAGACCAACACTGTCCTGCTGCGCGGCGAGAAGGGCGTGGGCAAGAGTTCTATCATGGAGATGCTGCCCGAGTTTCTGGGGCCGGAATACGAATATGCCTACTTCGATATGGGCAACAAGTCCGAGGGCGACACGGCCATCCCGTTCCCCGACCGGGAGCGGCGCGTCATGGAGTTCTTCGTCAGCACGGCGCTCAAGCTGCACACTGGCAAGCCCGTGGTCATCATGCTGGACGAGTTCGGCAAGGCACCGCGATCAATCCAGAACATGATGCACACCCTGCTGGAGGTGCGGAACAAGCGTGTGGCCGACACCCCACTGCCCAAGGGGAGCATCGTCTTCCTGACTACCAACCTGTCCGAGGAAGGGCTGGGCGACATGATGCTGGACCACAGCATCGACCGACTGACTGTGGTCGAGGTCCGCAAGCCGACTGCACCTGAGTGGCTGCCGTGGGCTGCCGAGCATAACGTCCACCCTGCGCTCATGGCTTGGGTTGACCAGACCCCGACTGTGCTGGCCTCGTTCCGTGACGACGACTTCGACGTTGATAACCCCTACGTCTACAACCCCAAGCGCGTGCAGGGTAAGTTCATCACGCCTCGCTCTCTTGAGCTTGCGTCGAACGTCATCTGGAAGCGCGACCGGATCAGCCAGAACACGCTGGCCGCTGCGCTCATTGGCACTATTGGCGAAGCCGGTGCCCGTGACATCGAGGCGTTCATTGCGTTTCAGGATGACATCCCGACCCGTGAGAGCATCATCAAGACCCCCGAGTCGGCAACCATCCCTGCGTCTACTGGCGCAATCATTACGCTGCTGTTCAACCTCGAACGTGCCGTGGACGCTGAGACCATCACGCCGATCATGAAGTATGTGAACCGGCTGGAGGCCGAGCATCAGGCGGTGTTCTGCACCACGCTGGCCCGGTCCAAGTCCAAGCAGAAGATCGCCTTCACCAACAAGGCGTTCACCGACTGGGCACGTGAGAATCAGGACATCCTGTGA